CAAATGAAAGAAAATTTGTTTTTGAAAATCAAACACTGGGTAATTCAGGCGGCTTTGATGAAAACTTTAACGGAAATAAGCCCGCTTTTGTGGTTGATTCGATTACTTATCAGGATAGTACAGGAAACGTTTTAACTTCTTTAGATGCTTTAAACGACACGGACGTTGAAATATTTGTTTCAAGCCCAACGGGAATTGATTTAGATTTTAATCACAAAGTAGTAGCTTATTTTTCAAAGTTACCTGATGCAAATAGTATTGTATCAACAAACACTTTTGAAGAAAATTTTGTAATTGATTCACTTTTAACAAGTAGAAACGCAACCGCAGTTTCTTCAACAGCAATTGAAGATTTGCTTGTTGTTGCGGGAAGTGTTGCTTCAAATCAATTAAAGATTAATTTTACGACACGTTTTAACGCTTCACAGAAAGCCCTTTTAAATGATGGTGATTCTTATATATTATCAATTGAAGTTGACGACTTAAACAACTTAAACACTTTCACAACAAACGCGCGGGCAGACGTTAACACAATAACAAAATCCGCAAACGTTGAAGGCTTGTTTAATCTTGAAAGCTTCGGTTTTTATAGGCAAGATATGGACGTTGCAACAGAAACGCCTTATTCAGACTTTAAAGGTTGGGTTGAAGATATGTTTTTAATGGAGTCAGTTTTTGGACTTGATAAAGCATTAAACGCAAAAATTCAAGATTTAACTTTTAAACTGGTTGCTTTTAATACGGTTACGGAATCGCATTTTGATATTTATTCACAAAGGTTTGTTTTAGAAAACAGCCCGCAAGCTTCAGGGGTTCAACAAATTTCAAAAGATATTTCTTTAAATTATAACCTTCCTTCAAGTGATAGGTTTAATAAAATGCAACTTTATAACGACGGGGTAAGCGGAACAAAACAACTTTTTAAATGTTACTACCCTTTTCGTTTGTCTTACGCTGATTATTTAGCTTTGTTAAATGTTGATGGCGTGTTCTTTGATAATACACAACCAAACGACGGGTTAAACCAAAATTTATCAAACTATTCAGGAATTAGCAATTATCAAATAAAAGTTTTTATTGAAGCAAGCGTTTCAAATGATAATTTTTTAACATCTACTTTATACAGGGAAAGATTGCCTTCAATTGAAGTTTTTGATTATAACGAAAACGGGGCTTCAATGTACAGTTCAGCAAGTATTGAATTGCAAACGCTTTCTGGAATAGCCTATCCAGACCAAACAATTAACCGTTCACAGGACACGATTGTAAAAGGAACTTGCAACTTATCAACCGCAATACCTTTAACGGCTGTTGTTAACGGTGATTTAAGACTTGAAAAGTTTGAAAGTGGAGGGAATCACAAAATTCAAGAAACAGATTCTTTAATTATACCTTTGGCTAGTAATATAATTCAGCCATTAATTACAGAAACAAAATTAAAGGTTACAAATAACGGTTCAAGTTTAGAATTTGAAGGGCTTATAAAAGAAGCAACCGCTTCAGTTTTATCTGATAATAAGTTTACTATTTCAGTACGCCCTTTTATTAAATTTGGTAGTGCTGTTGATGGTAAATTAATGGAGGACGGAACAACAAAAGCAACTGAATCAGGAACAACAAAAGAAGAAGAATCATGATAATAACGGACCAAACAAACGCAACCCCAATGCCTTTAGATGGCTATTTGTTTAAAAATACTTTTGGAGTTTCAGCAATAACAACTTTAACCCCTACGGGTGCGATTAATAGCTTATCAAGTTGCGCGGGTTCTTGTTTGTGTGATTCTTGCAGCATTGATAATTTAGTTCTTGCGGAATCTGTTTTTACTTCAGACATAAAAAACGATAAAAGTAAATTCTTCGGGGTTTCTTTGGCTAATTCGGGAACGGTTAATTTTTGGCTTCAAAAAAATAGTATTGATTTAATACAAATTACAGATTCTTCTTTTGGTCAATTGTTACCCGCGGGAACTTATTTACAACAGTTAAAACTTTCAACGTTATTTTTAGAATGGCAAAAAGTTTTGCAAAGTTACGGAGAAGGTTTATATTCAATAAGAGTTGAAACAAACATTTTGGGCGGTGGTACTGTTTCAGAATATTCAAGTAATTACGATTTGAAAATATACGCTAACACACGCGCAGAAGGTTCAACCCGTTTTACTTGGTTTCAAAATGGGCGTATTTTAGACAATGAAATTGATTTTACAGGATTAAACATTGAACAGCAAATAAGGTTGAAGGGAAACATAGGGTATAATAATAACCCTGAATTTATAACAGACGAACACGAAACAAGCGCGCACAAATTCGAGCAAGTGCAAGATCAAGTTCTTTTTAATTACACTTTTGAAAGTGAGCCGTTAAGTTATACCAATTCAACTATTTTATTAAAGGATTTAATACTTGGTAACAAAATAATTGTAACTTCATACAACTTCTTTAACCATTGGGTTTTAACTGAAAAAGAAATTAAGGCAACAGGAATTGAAGAAGTAAAAGATTTCATCTTTAACAAGTGCGCAGTTATTAAAATTCAATTCGGGGAAAGACAAAGAAACACTATTAAACGAAATTATTTTTAATATTATGGCGGGTAAAATTTCAGAATATACAAATGCGGTTGCAACTTTTGCAAATGGTGATTTAGTTGATGTTTCAAAAAGAATTTCAACTTCACCTGATGTTTTTGAATCTCAAAAATTAGAATTTACGCAGTTTCAAGCCTTTATTCAGGCAAACGCAAGCAATATTTTAAACACGAACGGTTTAACTTTAGGCGGTAGCTTTTCGCACAATTTAAACTCGAATACTTTAACTTTCACAAACGGAACGTTAAATATTGATTCAAATATAATTTTAAACGCTAACATAAACGCGCCAAATTTACCAACAGCTTCAGCGGGATTAAGTGCGGGGGATTTTTGGAATGATAGCGGAGTTGTAAGGGTTGGAACTTCAGTATCAAATTTTTTAAAAAAAAGCACTGGAACAACTTACAACATTTACAACCTTTCAGCGGTAACGCAAGCGGAATACAACGCATTAACGCCCGACGCTGATACAATTTATTTCATAGTATAATGAAAATTGGAGGAATAGACATAACAAACCCAAAAATAGGAACGACAACAATAAACAAGGTTTTTATTGGTTCGGATCAAGTTTGGCCGAATGTTGAAAATGAATTTATTTTTAAAATTAACACAGCTTTAGGAAGTGGAGCTACATTCAGGTATTTGCCAACAACTGGTCCAACAGTTAATTATACAATTGACTATGGCGATGGGACTGTAAATAATATAACTTCAGGCGGTTTAATTACTCATAATTATAGCGCGCACGGTGTTTATACAATAAAAATATTATATATAAGTGGCGTTGTTAGGTATAACTTTTACCAATATGACGCAAATAAAATAATAGAAATTATAAATTGGGGGACTTATTCAGGACTAAACAGTATGTTTAGAGCTTTTCGTTTGTGTACTAATCTAACTATAATAAGCGCAACTGATTATCCTAATTTAAGTAATGTTCTAAGTTTTAACGAAATGTTTGTCGGTTGCACAAGTTTAAATTTTCCTAATTCTGTGGGGAATTGGGACGTTTCAAACGTTTTAGATTTTACTTCATGTTTTAGGCTTAGTCCTTTTAACGTTGATTTAAGTTTATGGGACTTTTCAAGTGCTACAACTATTAATAGAATGGTAAAAGATACTCAATTTAATCAGCCAATTTTAAATTGGGATGTTTCAAATCTTATAAGCGTATTTAACACATTTTTAAATACTAACTTAAACGATAGTAATTATCAAAATGGTTTAGTTGGTTGGACAGGGTGGACGGCAGGCGCACCAACAAAAACATTGCAAAATAATGTTCCTGCACATTTTGGCACTGCAAGGTATGAAATAGGGGGTGAAAGTGAAGATATTAGAAACTATTTAACAGGAACTTTAGGCTGGACGATTACAGACGGAGGTGGGATTTAAAAAATAAATAATAAAATGGCAACAACAACAATTAAACCCGAACACGGAACAATTTATTACATAATTTATTCAAACGATTTAAGCGTTTTATTTAGCGGTGACGTTGGGGTTGGTAATACCTTAACAACTGGGCAACCAAATGTTGAACAATTTACGAATGAAGAAGAAATGAATGAAAGGCTTATTGTATTAGAAAACGAGAAAAAAAATTCGTAAATTACCCAAAGCAAACAAATAAAAATGAACGAACAATTAAACGATTCTTTAAAAATAGTTTTTGGAATTGTCGAAGGATCGCAAGCTTCAGGGCTGATAAAATCAACCGCGCAAGCTTCGCAAGCAAATCAAGCAATGGGGGTGATTTTAAACGCTCTAAACATTGGATTGAATGAAGAGGGGGAATTTGAAGAAGTTGAAACAATACCTGAATTAAAAGAGTAATTAAAAAGGGGTTTAGGGTTGCTTGTAGTGAATAATTTCTTTTAATTGATTTAGTTATACGTTTTGTATAATTAACGCCTTAAAAGATTAAATAATAACTATTGTAAAAACTAAACCCCTGAAAAATGAATAATAAAAACGATATGAATCTGAATGAAGTATTTTTTAAGGAAGGCTTTTTTGCTGTTACGCTTGGTTTTTTAGGTTTACAAATTAATGACGTTTCAGTTGTACTTTCAAGCCTTGCAAATCTTGGTTCAGTAGTTTTGGCGGGAATTGCAATTTATACTTTTATAAAGAAAGAAAAATCTGAAAAAAAGAAATAAAAAGTGCGGGCGTTTTTATACGTAATATTTATTGTATCAGTTTACAGGAAAAACTTTTATTTGAAGCTTAAGTTGATATTCAAAATATTGGTTTTGGCTTTTTTGTTTTATATATTATTTTCTAAATCAATTAATTTTTTTAGTGCTTAATTTTGATAGTCATAGCGTTTTTATTAAACCAAGCTTCGGTTATTGTATTATTAAAGTAAAAAAAAATTCCTTTTTAAATCGTGAAACAGTTGCTTCAATCATTTCAATAAATGAAACTTTTATTGAACTGGGTTTTTTTCGCTTTATGATTGACATAAAGAAGGGCGTTAATTCAAATTTAAAAGCCATTGATCATTTAAACATTAACGGAAATCAAAGTAAACTTGAAAAGATTGCTTTTGTTGATGAAAATATTAATAAAATTCAAATATTTTTACTGAATTTATTAGTTAAAACTTTATATCTTAAAGGCAAAGTTGAAATAAAACTTTTTAAAACTAAAAAACAAGCGGGAAAATGGCTCAAAGAATAACAAAAGATTTTTTTGATATTGAATTATTGCCTATTGAATATCACGGGCGAAACTACAAAACTTTTATTGATGTTAGAATTGTTAAAATTGCGCAAAGGTTACGCGACCAATTCGGCTCAATAACCGTAAATGACAAATATCTTGGGGGAAATTATAACCTTTCAGGGTGGCGACCTTTTGACACTAAAATTGGAGCTTCTTTTTCAGCGCACAAATTCGGGCGCGGTTTGGATTTAAAGTTTAACATTGAATTAATTGATCCTATCGCGGTCCAAGCTTATATACTACAGAATGAAGCCGAGTTTATTAAATTAGGGCTTACACGAATGGAAAACGCACATAAAACCGTTACTTGGTTGCATATTGATTGCACCTTTACGGGTTCGGATAAAATAGTTATATTTAACCCGTGAAAAAGAAAATATTCAGATTTGGAAAAGGTTTAGTTGATGGGTTGCTTTTTGGCGTTCCTTCAGCAGTTAAGAATTCAACCGCTTCACCTGATAATGGCGAAGGGGTAAAAGATTATTCAAAAAATTTAGGATATATAACAGCTATTATAATTATTGTTTCTGTTGCATTTGGTGCAATGGAAATTGAAACCGCTGAAAAACTTTTTAAACTCTTAACCAAATTTAGTTTTTGGGGTTAACGCTTTGTTTCTTTGGCTTTGTAGCCGTTTTTTGTTTAGTTTTGCACCTCTTCGGGGGTGCTTTTTTCTTCTTAATAATATTCTTGATTATAACCGATTGAACAAATAAATCATTTTTTCTATTGTTATTCCTTTGTTTGGTTGTATCTTCACAAAAAGAAACAATATGAAAAAATTTATCAAAAAATCAAAGTTCTTGCGGGCTGATTTTAAAAGTTATGAAGTAAAAACTTCAAGCGGTAAGATCAAAAAGTTAGAACTTCAGGCAAAGAATCAAAAAGATATAATTCACTTTTTTATAAAAATAAACGGTTACTCACTGGGAACAATTGCGGAACAGTTGGGAAAATCGCAGACTTCTTTGTTTAGAACTTTGGAGCGTGAAAACTTAGATTACCAAGATTTTTTAAGCATTTACAAAATTGCAACTAAAAAAGAATACTTAACAGGGCTTGATTTTATCGACGACTTAAACGGGCTTTATACTTTGAAACTTAATCAAGTAGTTGATTTATTAGAAGCCGAAGAAAGCCCCTTTTTAATTGATTGCGGGGCTTATTTATATAGACTAACAAACAAAAACAACTAACAAAATGGAAAGCAAAACAAAACTAAAAAAAACGGTTTTTGATACTCTTAGCAGTATTAATGTAAACGACAAAACAGAAAAAAAAGGAAATTTAACATATTTGTCATGGGCTTGGGCTTGGGCTGAAGTCAAAAAAAATTATCCTAATGTTGAAAGAAAAGTTTATGAAAATGTAAATCAATGTAATTATTTTACAGACGGCAAAAGTTGTTGGGTGAAAATTGGAATCACTATTGAAAACATTGAACACATTGATTATTTGCCGATAATGGATTTTAAAAACAAATCAATTCCTCTTGATAATATTACAAGTTTTGACGTAAATAAAGCAATACAAAGAAGCACAACAAAAGCTTTAGCATTGCACGGGTTAGGATTGTACATATATGCGGGTGAAGATTTACCTGAAGGGGAAATTGTTCAAATTTTAATGACTGATGACATTTTTGAAAAGTGCAAGGCGTTAAATGAAGGTCAAATTGAAAAAGTTTTTTATAAATACAAATTTGAAAAAGAAGAACAGAAAGAAGAACTTCAAGAAATATATAATAATTTAAAATCAAACAATTAAATTTTACAACTATGGTGCTACAACACGAAGGGACTTTAATAGTCTTAAAAGACGCTGAAACAATCAGCGCAAAATTTACAAAAAGAGAATTTGTAATTGAAGATTCAAGCCAATACCCGCAAAAGGTAAGCTTTCAATTAACGCAAGATAAATGCGATTTACTAGATGTTTTTAAACTTGGTGATTCTGTAAAGGTTAACTTTAATTTAAGGGGGCGCGATTGGACAAGCCCACAGGGTGAAGTTAAATATTTCAACACGCTTGAAGCTTGGAAAATTGATTTAATACCTTCTTCAGGATCAATTGCACAACCTGAAACAATTGCAATTGACGATTCAGCAAATGATTTGCCTTTCTAATTAATCAGGGGTTGATTAATTCAGCCCCTTTAAACTTTACAAAATGGAATTCAAAGCACAACAAAACAAAGATAACATTCACGAATTAATTAACGCCTGTTTAATAGCAAAGAAGCAAGGGTTTAATTCCTTTTCAATAGAATCTTCAAGTTATTCAGGAATCATTTTTGAATTCAAAAGAGTTTCAACAGAAAAAGAGCGTTTAATTAAGCAACTAACAAAAGCGCGTGAACAATACGAACAGTTAAAAGAAGAATTGAAAGAACTGGATTAATTTATTAAACAAAAACAGAATGAAACAATTAATTATTGAAGCAATTTTAAGGCTTAAAGTTAAAGGGAAATTTGATATTATTTTAAAAGATATTTTTGAAGAAATTAAGCTTATCAAAAAACAAACTATAAACAATTAAAACTAAAACAAAATGGCAACTCTTTACGAAATTCAAAACGATTTATTAAACCTATTTTATCAAATCGAAGAAGCTGAAGGCGAAATCACAGAAGAACAATCTGAACAGCTTGAAATTGCTGAAGGGCAACTTGAAAGCAAATCAATTGCTTACTATTCAATAATTAAGAAAGAAGAAGGAACAATCACTTCAATAGACGACGAAATTAAGCGTTTAACAGCAATGAAAAAGCGTAGCAATACATTGATACTAAATTTAAAAGGAAGGCTTTTAAACGCGGTTAATTTGTTCGGTGATGAAAAGAAAGGTTTAATTGTTGGCTTACATACGTTCAAAAAAAGAAAATCAACTTCAGTTACTGTTGAAGATTCTGATTTATTACCTGAAGCGTTTATTATTGAAAAGTTAACAAAATCACCTGATAAGAAAGCAATAAAAGAAGCCATTTCTTCAGGTGAAGAAGTAACAGGGGCAACTTTAACAACTAATTATTCACTATCAATAAAATAAAAAAATGAGTAAGGAAATAATAAGAAAATTAATACAAAATGAAATTTGTTTTTCAATTGGAGTTTCACACCAAAAACTTAAAAACAAGGGGGTTGATAGGGTTTCAAATGATTATTTTGCGATCTTATCTGATAAAGACCAAGAAACAGCCAAAGAAAATCTTTTTAAAAGGGAAACGGGGCGCGATTATTATACAAGGGATTTATCACAGTGTTGCGTTAAGTTCTTTAAAAAAAACACTGAAAAGTTTAAATTAATAATGAGCGGTTCAGAAGGAAGAATTTACGAATTGAAAGAAAGATCATTTAAACAATATCACCAAGATTTAAAAAATTAATTATGAATCAATACTTTTTAACTAAAATTAAATATCTGAAGCAAAGCGCAGAAGATGGCACAATAAAAAGCGCCACGGAAGAATACGTTTTAAATTCGCTTTCCTTCATTGAAGCAGAAACAAGGCTTCAAACAATACTTGAAGAATATATTGCAGAATACGAGCTTATAAAATGCGATAAAATGAATATTCAAAGCGTAATTATTGACGAATCAAAAAGCAATTTCTTCAAAGTTAAAGTTTCTTTTGTTTCAGAAGATGCTGAAGCAGAAAAAGGAAAGCCTGTAAATGAAGTTTATCTTGTACAGGCCAACGAAACAAAAGAAGCTTTTGAAAAAATTGAAACAAGGTTTGAAGATTCTGTTGTTAACTGGGAAGTTTTAAGCGTTTCAAAAACTAAAATTTCAGACTTCTTTCCTTTTTAATTTACTTAAATGATATACAAAGCAACAATTCACGCAAACGCGCCTTCAAAATCTAATACTTATAAAATAATAAGAAGAAAAACCCCGAACGGTTACAAAGCGGGGCTTGCAAAATCTGAAAAGGTGCGAATGTTTGAAATCTTTGCGCGATCATGTTACAGTAAAGAATTGAAAAGTGCAAATATATGCAAGCCCTTCAGGTTAGACTTATTTGTTTATTTTAAAACTTCGGCTTCTGATTTGGACAATTCAGCAAAAGCAATTCTTGATTCCTTACAGAATGAAGGCGCAATTAAGAATGACAATCTTTGTTACGAATTAAATATGAAAAAAGGGGTCGATCGAAGCAACCCAAGAATTGAATTAAAATTAATAATACTATGATTGAAGGATTGAAAGAAAGAAAGTTTTTAATTTGTTGTTTAGAAGAAAAAACGACTGAATCAGGAAAGGTTTTAGAGTCTATAAATTACGCAATGAAAGAATTGCACCTTGAAGAAGGTAAAGTTGTACAAATCGCATATAATTACGATTCAATGCTTAACGAAATAATTAAAAACAATTGATTAAAATAGTTGCAGGTTTACAACTGAATACTTAAATTTAAACATATGGATTTGAAAAGATATAAGAAAATAAGCAATTACGCTCAAACTATCGGTAAATCAATAACTTGGGTTAACAAGTTGCACGAAAAAAAGGAATTAATTATTGTTAAAATTGACGGGGTAAAATTCGTTGATGTTTTTTCAATTAAGCCTTAAAAAAATTTAACTAAAATTAAACAAGTTTAAAACCTTAAACCAATGGCAAAAGAATTACCTTATTTTAAATTTATTACTTCTGAATGGTTGGACGGGGAAATTACAATTGAAGATTTAGAAACTCAAGGTTTGTTTATTAATATTTGCGCGCTTTATTGGTCCAAAGAAGGAAGGCTTTCATTTTCTAAGATTAAAAAAAGATTCAGGTTTGCAACTGAAGAAAGTTTTAATTCTTTAATTGAAGAAGGTTTTATTAATGTTGAAGAAGATTTTATTTCAATTTCGTTTCTTAATGAACAACTTGAAGAAAGGGTTTCTAAATCATTGACAAACAGCCAAAACGGAAAGTTAGGCGGACGACCAAGAAAAGCGAATAAAAAGCCAAATAAACCGACCGCTTTAATTTCGTTAAGCGAATCAAAAGCGAATCAAAGCCAATTAGAAGAGAAGAGAGGAGAAGAGAAGAGAGAAGAAGAGAAAAGAGTAAATAAAGAAAAAACCGCTTGCGCTGAAAAAGAAGCGTTATTTTTTAATTTTTGGGAAACTTACGATAAGAGCAGAAACAAAGAAAAAGTTAAAATCAAATTCTTCAAACTTAAAAACCAAGAAATTGAAAAGATTTTTGAAACTTTGCCCGCTTACGTAAAATCAACACCTGAAAAAAAATTTCGTAAAGACCCTTTAACCTACCTAAATCAAAAAACTTTTGAAGATGAAATTATTGAAAATTCAAGCGAAACAGGAAATAAAAGTAAAGGCGTTCAAGCAAGGCTTCGGGAAAATATCGAAAATTCTAAGCTTAGAGGAACAGAACCTGTTGACTGGTCACTTTTGTAAATTAAAAATCAGGGATTACAACGAAAACCAATTTAAAGAAGTTGCAACCGCTTTAAAATTAATATCTGTTAATTCAGGCGTAAATGAACCGCTTGAAGATTGGGCTTCTTTAGAGTTGCTAAAATTCATAAAAACAGAATTTAAAGATTTTAGTTTTACAGAAATTCGTGAAGCTTTTGCGAAATACAACGCGGGAAAATTAAGTTTTTCAACTGGAGCTTATCAAAATTTTAGCCAAAAATTTGTATCTGATGTTTTAAACGCTTACAAATCATTTAGAAACAAAGCACTTTTGAAATATTACAAAGAACTTGAAAGGGTTGAAGCTGAAAAACCTTTGAATCCTGAAGAAGTTCAGGCCATTGAAGAAGAATTTATTAATAATTGCCTTTATAAACCTTATGAAAAAGCGTTAAAAAATAATTCAGAACTTGTTTTTGAAGATGCAATTGCTTCTTCAATACTCTTAAAAATGATTAATAAGGGGGTTTTAATCGTTTCTAAGGAAGAAGTAAATGAATTTAATATAAGGAGTAGAAAGAGTTTAAAACAATCGCTTAAAAACGATTTAACAATGAATAACAAAACTTCAATAAATAATTTAATTGAAGAATTAAAACTTGAAGAAGTTGGACCTTCAGCAGAAAGAAAGATAAAAGAACGCGCTTCAAAATTATATTTAGAGCAATTTATTAACGGAAAATTAAGAGCAAAACAAACTTTAAAAAGTATAAAATTTTAAAAACTAAACAAATGAAAGAAGTATTTAATTTTAGAATAAAAGAATCAAAACTTGATGATCTTGAAAAGATTGAAAGACAACTTAATAAAGCAGTTGAAAGAGTTACCAAAGATAAGAAGCCGAAGAAAGTACTTTTTGAAACTGGTTATAATTTTGATGATTTTGTAAATGAAAAATGTACTATAAGAATAATTTTATTTTATGATCAGGAACAAACAAGAAAAAAACATTATTCAATGGCTTAATGAGTTTAAAAAAAGAAGTGGACCGTTGAAGCTTAATAAAGCAGAAGTTGTTGTTGATCCTGAAAAATTTGCTGAAACGCATATTAAAAGAATAGAATCAGCGGTTTCAATTACTACTTATAAAAACAGCCTGCAAACAGTTACAAAAGTTAAAAAAGCTTTTGATTCTTTTATTAAAAACAATAAATAAACACCGACTGAACAAATAAATCATTTTTTTTACTGTCAATCCTTTCTTTTGACTTATCTTTATAAAAAAAGAAACATTATGAAAAATTCACACAAAATTACATTAGCAATTGAAACAATTGGATTTGATTATTTTTCAAACTCCATTAAAAATGGAGCTACAATTGAAGAAGCAAAAGCTGAAATGTTAACAGAAAAAGCACAAAAAGAAATATCTAAAAGAATTAATTTAATATTAAACTAATAAACGCCCTTCGGGGCTTTAACTCTTAATAAATTAAAACGCTATGGAACTAATTACAAAAAAACAAATTGAAAAAAGAATGGAGCAAATAACAAATAAAAAAGGTTCTATTACAAAGAAAGAATCAAAAGAACTGGTTGAACTTCGCGCTGAACTTACTTTTCGAATTCTTAACGGCTGTTTATAAATACCTTTTAATTAATAAATTGAAATGATAAAACAACCAATTCAAAATAATTTAACAAGCGTTAAAAAATGGGTTGCAATTAACACAAATAAAAGTTCAGGAATTATAAAAGTTGAAGTTTTTTATTCAGAACCGAACATTGAAATAATTGGAAATTCAAATATAATTACATACAAAGAAGCAGTTCAAAGAGGTTTTAAATTTTAAATAAAAAGAACATGAAAAAAGTATTAAGATTTTTAAAGGTTATTACAGTTTTAAATTTAGCGGTTTTTATTCCCGTTTATGCTGTTGGGTTGTTAATGAATCAAGTTGATTTATATTGGTTTATGAATGAGTTTAAAGACTTGCAAAGCGGTCAAATTCAATTAGTAGCTGTTATATTAATTTTAATTGAAGTGATGTTTACAGGCGTAGTTTTAAAGGGTGAGAAAATTATTGAAATTTAATTAAAAACTAAACAAAATGAAAACAGATTTTAAAAAATATGATCATGAAAACCCCGCAATCTGGAAAGCTTTTATTGAACTATCAAAGCAAACAAGATTGAAAGGCTTTGAAACTTACGGGGCAAAAGGTATTCTTGAGTTAATCAGGTGGCACACTGGGGCAATTGGAAACGACGGCTTTAAGGTTAACAATAATTTTGCACCTGATTACGCAAGGAAAATGATGTTTGAATTTCCTGATTTTAACGGCTTCTTTAAATTAAGAAACTTACAAAAAGAAAGAAGATAATTTTAATCAATGGAATACAAATTGAAATATAAAGCCCCGCAATATTCAATTGACGGGATTAGGTGCGCAATTTGTGAAGATTATGTTCCTTTACCCAACAAAGGAATTTGCGACAAAAAAGAATGCGAAAATAGGCTTGAAGAATGGGTTAAACCTTTAAACAAAAAGAAATGAGAATTGAAGAAATAAAAAGCCCTGAAGCAAAAGCTTTAGCAATACAAAACAAAAAAACAGAAAGCGAAGATTTAATAAATGCTTTTGACTGGGAACACACAAATCAAGGGGTTTTATTTTGGTTTGAAGTAAATGAAAAAAACCCTTCAACTGAAGAATTGAAAAAAGAATTTCCTTTTGTTTTTAAGGTATCAACAACAGCAACCAAGATTTTAAACGGTGAAAAAGTAAGCCGTTGGGATGCTTACACACACAGGAAGGAATTAAGAAATTTATTGAAGGGAAATGAAACAGCCCTTCAAGATTTAGAAGATTTAGTTGAATGGGCTGAAGAATCTTTTTAACGTTTGTGTAAACGCTTTTTTTATTGCGTTTTACACCTTGTTAGCTACTGCATGGTATTATTGACAAATAAATTGTATGAATGATATAATTAAGCACTATAACGAAAGTAAAAATAACTATGATGTTGTAGGTGAATCACATATTGAATATTACAGAAACAAACATATTGAAAATTACAAAAAAACTATATGAAAGCATTAGAAAGGATAATAGAAGAACACAGAAATAAATGGGATAGTGATAATTTTGAAGATTGGAAAATCACAGAAGTAATGTATTGCAAAATAGGGTGGTGTATTGATGCTCTAGATGGTTCTGATGAATTAGAGGAAAAAGTAAACATTCTTTTAAACATACAAAGTTTTATTGAGGACTTACAAAAAATAGAAAAAAGATGAAAGTATTAGAATTATTTGCTGGATCAAGAAGTATAGGTAAGGAAGCTGAAAAGCAAGGGCATGAAGTTTTTTCTTCTGATATAAATGATTTTGAAAAGATTGATTATGTTATTGACATAAATGATTTTGATGTTGGAAAAGTGCCTTTTATACCTGATTTTATTTGGGCATCTCCTCCATGTACTTATTTTAGTGTGGCTAGTATTGGCAAACATTGGAATAAAGACCACACGCCAAAAAGTGAAAACGCTTTGAGAGGTGTTAAATTTGTTCAATCAACTTTGAATATAATCGAATACTTTTTAAAATTAAACCATGATTTAAAATACTATATTGAAAATCCTAGAGGTAAATTGAGAAAATTAAATGTTGTTTCAGAACTTGAAAGAACTACCGTATGGTATTGTACTTATGGAGATTTTAGAGCAAAACCAACAGATATATGGAGTAATAACATTTATAGTATATTTAACCCTAACGGATGGAAACCTAGAAAAGAGTGCTTCAATGGAAACACTAACTGCCACCACCAACCAGCACCGAGGGGAAGCCAAACAGGGACGCAAGGATTAAAAGGAAACTATAACAGAAGTAAAATACCACCTCAATTATGCGAGGAGATACTTAAAAGAACTGAAGTAGTCTTGTAGCTAACATTGAAATAATAATTTCCCTTTTTAGGGTTATTATTATAGAATGTTAAAAGCCGTTTCAATGGCTTTGTTTTATTTTTTTTATCTTAAATTATGGCTACAAAGAAAAAAACAAAGAAGGAAAGAACACAACTAACAATAATGGAAGAAAAGTTTTGTTTAGAATATTGCAAGACTGGGAAAAAAAGAGAATCAGCAATTTTTGCGGGTTATACTGAAAAATCAGCGCAAACAACCGCTTCGCATTTATTAATAAGCCCTATAATAAAAAATGAAATTAAAAGAATTAAAAGTAATATAATGGAAAGCGCGGGTATTAGTGCGCTTGCTGTTGCAATTGAATTAAAAAATATAGGCTTTTCAAGCGTTTCAAATATGTTTGATAATTGGATGAAAGTAAAAGATTTTGAAAAATTAACAAAACAAGAAAAAGCAAGTATTTCAGATATTAAAGTAACGCAGAAAACTTTCAACGGTATTAAAGAAGATATTGTTCAATTTAAACTTCACGATAAATTAAAGGCTTTGGAAATGCTTTCAAAAATGTTTGGATTAAACGAACCCGAAAAGCTTCTTCAATCTGTTGAAGTTAAAAGTATTCCTGTTATTAACTGGGTTGAAGAAAATGAAAAGTAAAGTTTCAACTTCATACAAACCCCTTTACACTACGCAAAAAAGATATTCACTTTTAACGGGTTCAAGGGGTTCAGCTAAATCACACCACGTTGCCGAATTTCTTCTTCGGTTAACTTATGAAACAGGACACGGGATTTTATTTGCGCGCTATACAATGACGTCCGCAGAAACTTCAATAATTCCTGAATTTAAAAAAACTATTGAGCGTTTAGGGGTTGAAGATCACTTTCATATTACTACAAAAGATATTATTAATTTACAAACTGGTTCTTTTGTTTGGTTCAGGGGAATCAAAGCAAGTTCAAACGCGCAGAAAGCAAATTTAAAATCTTTGTCGGGGGTTACTACATTCGTAATTGAAGAAGGTGAAGATTTCCTTGACGAAGAAGCTTTTGATAAGGTGGACGACTCAATAAGAACGGTTAACAAACAAAACCGCGTAATTTGGATAATGAACCCTTCAACGCCCGACCACTTTATTTTCAAACGTTGGTTAAAAAATTCTTGTACTTATAAAGAATTTGAAGGGGTTCAGATACCAATTTCAACCCATAAAGACGTTAACCATATTCATACTACTTGGCGTATATCAGAAGAATATCTTTCAAAATCTTGGATTGATAAAGCTTTAAACGCAAAAGAAACAACGCCCAAATACTACGCAACAAATTATTTAGGGGCTTGGAAAGAAAAAGCTGAAGGGGCTATCTTTGAAAATTGGACAATTGGAGAATTTAACGAAAATTTACCTTTTGGTTTTGGAATGGATTTCGGTTATTCAAACGATCCTTCAACGCTTGCAAAAGTTGCAGTTGATAAGAAATTAAAAAAGATTTATATAAAAGAATTCCTTTATGAAACGGGATTAAAAACTTCAGGTATTGAAGAAGTCTTAAAAGAAGTTTGTTCAAAGAATGATTTAATAATTGCAGATTCAGCAGAACCGCGTTTAATTGATGAAATTTTTGATTATGGTTACAATATTAAAGGGGCTATAAAAGGTCCTGATTCAATACGCGCGGGGATTCGTTTAATGCAAGATTATGAACTTATCATTGAAGAAGGTTCTTCAAACTTAATTACTGAATTAAATAACTATATTTGGAATGATAGGCGCGCAGATAAGCCCGTTGATAAATACAATCATTTAATTGACGCTATCAGATATTATTGCGCGTGGGAATTAACGCAAGCAGAATTTTTTGCACTTTAAAAAGAATATTTTTTTACTTTTAAGATATGAACATATTAAAAAGCCTTTATTTAAAAGCCATAGGATCAGACAAAACAGAACCAAACAAGCTTTTTGAAGGCTTTCAGTATGGGTTCGGAGCTTATCAATACGGCTCAAAAAATGCAACTAAATATATAAATAAAGGTTACGTTGAAAATATAGATGTGAACGCGGTTGTTTCTCGAATTGCTGAAGCTGTAGGTTCAATCAACTGGGTTGTAAAAGAAAAAAAAGGTGAAGAAATTGAAATAAATACTTCTTCAAGATTAAACGAACTTTTAAAAAAACCGAACAATTTACAAAGTTGGTCCGAGTTTCAAGAATCGGTTTCTATAATGTACAACACTACAGGAAACATTTATATAAACGGAACAGAAGCAGTTGGTTTTTCAGGTTTTGCAGAAATTTCTGTTCTTCCTTCACAAATTACAACCCCAATAACAGGCAATTCAATAACACCAATTAAAGGCTATCAGTTAAACGGTTCACATACTATTGAATTTACTGAAGAAGAAGTTCTTCATATTAAAAGATACGACCCACGACTTGAAGCCTTTTCTTCTTTTGTTGGGCTTTCCCCTTTAGAGTCCGCAATGCTTGCATACACTTCAAGCACTGAAAAATGGGAAGCAATGGCTTCAATATTAAAGAACAGGGGCGCAATGGGTATTGTAACAAGTAAAGAGGGGCGCGGGTTAACCGCTGAAAATTCAAAAGAACTTGAAACACTTTATAAAAGCCGTTACGGTGGCGGGGCTAAATTTGGAACGCCAATGTTCACGAATGCAAGCCTTGAATTTATACCAATGGGAATGAGTGCTGAAGATTTAAAACTTATGGATCAGGGCGTTATTTCTTTGCGTGCCATTTGTAACATTTTTAAAGTTGATTCTTCTTTATTTAACGACCCAGCAAATAAAACTTTTAACAACAGGAAAGAAGCGCAGAAAGCTTTTTATACTGATTGTATAATACCATTTTTAAATAAGTTGAAAGAATCTTACAACAGTTTTTTAACGCCTTCTTATTCAGAAGCTGAAAACGCTGAACTGTTTCTTGATTATGACTTAACAAAGATTGAAGCACTTCAAGAAGATTATAATGAAAAAGCAAAAACTTCAGGAATATTAATTGATTCAGGGATTATTTCACAGAATGAAGCAAGGGTTTCTTTAGGTTTGGGGCGTATTGAAGGCGTGCCTGAACTTGATGAATATTCAAGAACAAGGGCAACAACGCAACAAAAAAGCAATAATTTAGAATAATTATAATTAATTATTTAACTTAACACCAAATGAAAGAAGAAGTTCAAGATATTAAAAGCAAGCTTTCCAAGGCTTACGGGGTTAAAAATATTAATCTTGAAGTAAAGGATATTGATACAAACAGCCGTGAAGTTGTTTTTTACGCTTCGGCTTTTGATAGTATTGATTCAGACAACGACGTTATAAGAAAAGGTTCTTTTTCTAAATCTTTACAGGAAAGAGGGGCGCAAGCAACAGGGCGAAAAATAGCACATTTAAGGAATCATGATTTTGAACATCAAATTGGGCTACCTATTGAAATGATTGAAGATTCTTACGGGTTGAAAGTTGTTTCAAGGTTGGGGAAAAGCACAAAGGGAAATGATGCTTTACTTGATTATCAAGACGGGATTCTTCGCGAACATTCAATTGGGTTTAACTATGTTCAAGATAAAATTAAATTCGTTGAAGAATCAAGTGAAAAAGGTTTCTGGGAAATATCAGAAGTTAAACTTTGGGAAGTTTCAGGGGTTACTTTTGGAGCTAATGAGTTTACGCCCGTTTTAGACGTTGCAAAAGGTTTAAATACCAAATCAGAAATGATTGAAAAATTAAATCAATTAAACGAATCCTTTTTAAAAGCCATTAAAAACGGTAAAGGAACAGATGAAAGGCTTGAAAATATTGAAGCCCGATTTAAACAAATTTGTGAAATACAGAAAGCACTTACTGAATTGAAGCCGTCTATTAAAGGCACTTTGAAAGAAGAAAGCCGTTCAAATTCTGATTCAAATAAAAACAATAATTTATTTTTAACATTTTAACATTTTAGAAAAAATGAAATTAACATTTAAAGATTTCCTATCAGGAAAGAAAATTGAAGAAACGGCTTTTAAGAGTTTAGAGGCTGAAGCAATGAGTGAATTATTAAATGAATTCAACGCTAAAAAACAAGAAGAATTGAATGAACTTATCGAAGCAAAAGCTTCAAAAGAAGATATTGATTCAATGAAAGAAGAACTTGCGGGAATTCACGCAAAGCAATACGACCAATTAAACGCTGTTTTAAAAGCGCAGGGGGTTATGTTGAAAAAGCTTTCTGTTAAAGAAGTTGAAGAACCAAAATCTTTCAAAGATTCTTTAAAATCAAACCTTGAAGGAAATCTTGAAGCTTTAAAAACTTTGAAAAATTCTTCTTCTTCAAATGACAATGTAAAATTTGACATTAAAGCGGTTGGTGATATGTCTATCGCGGGTAACACTACAGGACAAGTTCCACAGGCTTTAAGAATTGCAGGATTGAATGAAATACCTTCAAGAACTGTAAGGCTTTTAGATATTGTTTCAGGTGGTGCAATTTCTTCAAACCTTGTTGAATGGGTTTATCAAGCAAACCAAGAAGGAACAGCAGGGCAAACTGTTGAAGGTGCTGCAAAAAATCAAATTGATTTTGATTTGGTAGTTGGTTCACAAAAAGTTGAAAAAACAACGGCTTTTGTAACTGTTACTGATGAAATGATTGATGACGTTGATTTTATGCAAACAGCGATTCAAAACGAATTAACAAAAGAATTGTTAAAAGCGGTTGAAGCTCAGGTATACGGTGGTTCAGGGGTAAGCCCACAAATGAACGGTATTAAAACAGTTGCAACAGCTTTTGCAGGTGGTACTTTTGCGGGTATTGTTGACAATGCAAACGAAGTTGATGTTTTAACAGTTGCAATGGATCAAATTATGTTGGCAAATCAAGACGCGCCAAATTACATCTTTATGAATCCTTCAGATGTTACCGCTTTAAAAATGGTAAAAGTTTCTTCAACGGATAAAAGATACGTTGAAAGATTGGCAATGGTTGCGGGTGATTTAAGCCTTGACGGTACGCCGATTATTCCTACAACTTTAGTAACAGCAGGTGATTATTTAATTGGTGATTTTACAAAATCATTCGTTTTAAATAAGCAAGCTGTTTCAATTGAAATTGGTTACAACGCAGACAACTTTGTTAAGAACTTCAAAACAATTCGTGCAGAATGGAGAGGGGTTACTTTTGTTAAGAACAACGACAGAACAGCATTTGTTACTGGTGTTTTTGCAACAGATAAAGCAGTTCTTGAAACGGCTTAATTAGTTCAATAAATAATTTTAAAAGGGGTTGGCTTAATTGTTAACCCCTTTTTTAATATCTTACAATATGGAAAAGTTAAAAATCAAGATTTTAGACGGTTCGAAATTTGGAACTGATAAAATTGAAACAGGAAGCGTTTTAAATCTTCCTTTCAGAACAGCAAACGATTTAATTAAAAAAGGTTTTGCTGAAGAATTCAAAGCGCCCGTTAAAAAGGTGAAGAAAGCAACAGTTAAAAAATAAATAAATGTCACAATTTACAAATATTTTATTACCTGAAGATTTTAAAACGGGTGAATTTAGAATTACGCAAAACACTTTTTCAAAAGATGACTTTAAAATATATATTTCGGACGTTCAAGAAGAAACTTTAAAACAATTGTTAGGGGTTGAATTATACCTTGCTTTTGGGGCTGAATTACCAAGCCCAACGCTTCAGAAATATATTGATTTATTAAACGGGGTTGTTTATACCCACGGAACAGAAAAAGTTGATTATACAGGATTAAAACGAATGCTAAAGGCGTTTACTTTTAACGCCTATGTAAACGATCAGGACGTTCAAAACACTATTATCGGGAACGTTTCAGGGATTTCAAGGAATTCAGAAAATTTAAGTGCAAACGCAACTTTAACCTATTCAGAAGAAAAGAATAATAAGGGCGTAAATTATTACAGGGAAGCGCAAAATTTTATTGAACGTGAAAACAACCAAAAAAGAACATCAACGGCTGTTACTGATAATTTAGATAATACTTACACTGTTGCGGTTTCAGATACTACTTACATAGTTGCGGGGGATTCCTTCACAATTAACGGGGTTGAATATGTTTTTGATTCTGTTATTAATGGGGTTTCTTTTAATTTTACAGCCTTAACTGGGTTGAATTTATCAAATGAATCAATTATTCTTTATAATATATTTGCTATCTTTTCGGGAAAGCTGAAGAATAAATCTTTTTTTGGTGGAATGATTAGTTAAGTTATGGCAGTTTTCACAATAGAACAAAACGGTGGAGCTTTAAAAGTTTCAAAAGATGGGGTTATTTTATCAACTCGAATTAATTTATTTGAACTTCAAATTGAAATCAGAAACAATACGCTTCTTTTTTTACCTGAAGGAACACGAATTGATTTTAATGTTGATACCGTAACAGGTTACGCAAACCCAGAAGCAGTTGCGGACCAAGTAGGAAATTTTATTTTTAATGCAAACACAGGCGTATAATGGCAAAAGTATTTTCAAGGGCAGGGGGTTTTTTAAAATTTAAAGAAGATTCTTTTGTTAAATATTACAATTTAAACGAAATTGAAATAACAGTAAGGGACAACAAAGTTAACTTTCCAGACGGAAACGGTTATTTGTTTTCAAACGTTTCACCTACATTTGCAAGTAATGAAGTTTTTGCCGATCAAATCGGAACTTGGCAGGCTGAAGCGCAAGCGGGGGCTTCAGGTGGTGAAGATGTTAACGCGGTCCACGTAAACCAAGCAAACGAAATTGCGGGCGTTGCTTCAAAAGCTACTCCAACGGCAAACGATTTTTTATTGATTGAAGATGCTGCGAATAGTAACAATAAGAAAAAAATTACTATTGGGAACTTACCCGCAACTTCAGACGTTAACGCGGTCCACGTAAACCAAGCAAACGAAATAACCGCAATAACTGAAAAAACAACTGTTGCAAATCAGGACGAATTTATTATTGAAGATTCTTCTTCTTCTTTTGTTAAAAAAAGTATAAAAAGAAAAACTTTAATAAATCCGATTAACAACAACACAGAAACAGCGACAACTTTAACCCCAAATATTGACGAAAACCAACAGGAAAGCGTTAACGATTTGGCTACAGCTTTAACAATTGCAGCCCCAACGGGTACGGCTTCAACTGGTATGAAGTTAATTTTAAGAATTGCGGACAACGGAACTTCAAGGGCTTTAACTTTCAACGCTATTTATAGAGCGATAGGGGTAACTTTACCAACAACAACAACAGCAAACAAAATTTTATATATTGGTTTAATTTATAGCGAACAGGGGACCAAGTGGGACGTTGTTGCAATTAAAGAAGAAGTTTAAAATGTACTATATTATTTCAAAAATAGAACTTGAAGGTTCTGATAGTTTAAAATATTCAGACTACGGAACAACAACTGATGAAAATATTGTTAACCAAATAAATGAAGATTACGATTCAACGCTTGGTGAATTTTTAGGTGCAAACCGGACAAAATTAGAACTGGGAATTGTAAGCGTTTCAGATTTTTTTGAAACAACTTCTTTTGTATATGAAGCACGAACCCAAGTTGATAATATTGACGAAATGGGGCTTCTTTCAATAACAAATGTAAATCAACTTTAAATGGCTGCACCAACCAAAGGAAATGCGACAAACCTAAACCAAACGCCCGCAGCTAATAACAAAACGCAAAACCACACGCAAAACACGGGTTCAAATGGTTTAATTATTGCACAATTCACAATGAGCAACACGCGAACATATACGGGGTGCACGTATGGGGGCGTTGCAATGACACAACTTTACCAATTAAACAGGAACGGATTAAGTCAAAGAATGGCGTTTTATTATTTAGAGAATCCGCCAACGGGAAACAATCAATTAAGGGTTAATTTCAACGGTTCACAGTTTAACCCTATTTCAATGCACATTCGAAGTTTTACGGATTGCGGGGGAATTGGTTCTTCATTGAGGACAGGGGGTTCTTCAAGTCCGCACACAGGTAATTTAACAGTTGAAGAAGATTCACTTATCATGATCACTTCCTGTTGTGTTAATGCTATAGCTACGCAACAAATACCAACGGGAACAAATCGAACTTTCACAACACACAACACAAATAGACAGGTTGCGACGGGTTCGATTTCAGCAAATGCGGGTGAAAGCGCGGGGACTGTATCGGTTCGGGCAACTTCGGTTTTTGGAAATTTAACACTTGATAGAACAGAAATAAAAGGTTTAAGCGCGCCCGTTTCAGATACTGGAGCAGATTTCTTTTTATTAATGTAAAAATAAACTACTTTAATAAGTAATAAAATGGCACGAATAACAGTTGAAACACTAATTAAAAACGTAGTTGATAAGCTTAGAGCAAGCCGAACGGCTGCAATTTCTTCAGTTGTTAAGAATGGCAACGAATATACTTTAAACACTTTAAAAACCTTTGATATTGAAAAGGGTAATTTTATAAGCGTTTTAGGTTTTTCGGTTTACGTTATTGAAGTTGTTGAAAACGTATCAATAAAAGTTGAAACAAGTAACGACTTAACAACCGCAGTTAAATGGGAAGCTTTGCAACCTTATTTTTATTATGGTGATCCTATTGATATGAACAACGAAATTACAGCGGGAAGCAATGACCAAGACACAAAATATCCCGCTGTTATAATGTTCGAAGTTAAAAGAAGTAAGTATTCAATTCAAAGAAGTGATTTAATAGACTTCACACCGCGTTTAAGGCTGTTCTTTATGGACCAAGCAAACTATTCTGATTCAACTATTAACGATTTATATAAAACAGTTGATTCAATGCAAGATTTGGCTGAAGAATTTATTAATCAGTTAGGAATTACGCCACATATTTACGTGCAAGATTCAGATTATAATTTAAACAAACATTCAAAGTGGGGCGTTAAGGTAATAAGAAGTTCAAGGCAACAATCAGAAACGCTATTTGATAACAATTTAACAGGGGTTGAAATCGAAATTGACGTACCAATTGCGAAAAGTTTGCAATTTTCGTGTTTATGCTAAATAATTTTGTATTTTAGAATAATTATATAAAACATTTTTAAATTTAATTAAATTATTATTATGGGTTGTTGTACAGATTTATACAAAACAATTTCTTCAATTAACTGTCGCACCTTAATGGCAGTTGAAAAATTTGAAATTTGGGTTCCTGAATTTGATTCTTCAGGGGTTGCAAACAAAATTAGTAAAGCAGATGCAAAACTTTTAGCTTCTTGGGTTGCTAAAATTAACGCTTCAGGAAATTCAAACAAGTTTTACCCGTTGCCATTTATGGACAACATAGTGGACGAACGCGCAGACGACGTTTTTGAATCTTTAGATTCAGGGGCTAACATTAACGTAAAGCAAGGTGATAGAGATTTCACAGGGTTTTTTATTCAAGAACCAAACTGTATTTTATCAGAAGTTGAAGCTTGGCAAAGTGCGGGAACTTGGGGTAAATATGTAATTGATAAAGACGGAAATATTTTATACAAATATTGTTCAACCGATCCTTTATATATTTTTCCAATAATGGTTGACGATAAAAGTTTAAGTGCTCAATTAATTAAGCCTACTTATTCAACGTCTATGAAACATAAAGTTTCTTACAGATACAGACAAACAGAACAAGACGGTGACATTAGAGTTTTAGCAGCAAAAGATTTAGATTTTGATCCTTTAACAAGCGCAACTTTCAAAGGTTTGGTTAATGTTATGGCTTCTTATAATTCAATTTCAACAACAGGATTTAAAGCAACTTTAACTGATTGTTTCGATTGTCCAATTACAGGATTAATTGCAAGTGATTTTTCAATCACAGATTCAGCGGGTTCAGCGGTTGTTATTACTTCAGTAGCTGAAGCGGGCGTGACTGGGGTTTACACTTTTGTTATTCCTACGCAATCAAGTGCAGAAGTTTTAACTTTAATTGGTAGCAAAACAGGATTAAATTTCCAAAATGTTAAAGCAAAAACAATTTTAATTCCTTAACTTATAATTGAGTTAGTTTTTCATAAAGTTAGTATAGGGGGTTTTAGCTTAGTTGTTAAGCCCCTTATTTATTTTAAATTAAAAGAAAATGAAGAAAGAAGTTATAAAAGGATTCGTTTACTTCGAAGGGGTTAAAACGGGATTCAATGAAAAGTTTATCAAAGAAACAACCCTTGAAAAGTTTACTGAAGTTTTCACTGGTAAAGTTCAATACCTTCACCAATCAGAAACAAAACAGCCTTCATTGAAGGAAATCTTTAGCGCGGTAAATGGTAAGAAAAAGCCAGTAAGAAAGAAATCAGTAAAAAAATAAAATCAATAAATTTATTTTGATTAATTTAAGCCTTGTTAAATCAGGGCTTTTTTTATGGGTGATATAGGCGAAACAATCAGAAAATTTAAAAGCTTAAACTTCAAAAAGATTATAATTTCAATTTTAAACACTTCAGAAATAAAAGAGTTTATTATTCAAATGGAGCAAGAAAGGCTTTTTAATTTGGGCGAAGATTCAACAGGGGCTTCTTTAGGTGAGTACGCGCCCTTTACGGTTGTTATAAAGCAAGAAAAAGGGCAAAGATTTGATCACATAACCTTAAAAGATACGGGCGAATTTTATGAAAGCTTTACTTTTCACGCAACAGGAACTGAATTAGTTTTTGATGCGAACCCCGTGAAAGAAGATAATAATTTATTTGATAATTTCGGGATTGACATATTAGGTTTAAATGATTTCGACAAAAATAGATTAATAGAAAAAATTTATATTGAATTAAAGTTTTACCTATTAAACAAATTATAATGAAATTAAAGTTTTTTGATTCTCTTTCAACCTTACCAATATTTAACTTTTATAAAGTTAAGTTTTCGGGTTCTTTGCTTTACCTCTTAAAGGAAGAAAACATTGAAGTTGTTAATGTTACAAAAGAAGAATTTGACGCGCTTAGAAAGCTTTGGGTTAAGTTAGAAGCGGAGTTTATCGATAGGTTTGCTATGAATGATAAGTTTATGAATCGCATATTGATTGAAAAAACTATTCTTTTGCTTAAATTAGAAGAATTAACTTCAAGTAATCCTTTGATTCAAAACAGAATTAAGGCTGAAGAAATGAAACTAAAACAAGATTCTCAAGGCGAAGAAGAAAGTTTTGACATTGATAAAACAGTTGGTTATGTTGAAAAATATATGGGCTTCCAGATTGATACATTTACCACGCCCGTTGCAAAGCTTTACAGCTATATAAACCAAATGCAAGAAAACGCAGATAAAAGCGCAAAATAATGAGCAAGAAATTAAATAATAAAGATTTTATTGAAGAAGGTTTCGGGAAGCCGTTAATTGATTTCTTCAAGCTTTTAGATGAACATATTGATAAAAGCACGGCAAACATTAAAGAACTTGCTGGGGTTTTAAAAAAGGATATTTCAAACAATAAACTTTCAACGGGTGCTGATGTTCAAAAATTAAACGAACAAAAGGAACAGGCGAACGCGTTAAAAAGAATACAAACAGAACAAAAGCAAGCACAAAAAGAACTTTCAAAAATTGCTGAAATTGAAAGCAAGAAACAGGCTAAAATTGAACAGGACCGAAGGCGCGAAATTGAAAAAACAGTAAATTTTGAAAAGCGTGAAAGGTTAAAACTTGCAAATGATTTAATAAAACAACGGCAAAAAGATGAAGCTTCAAGAAAAAGATTCGCTGAAAAATTAAGGGTTGAAGAAGAAAAACAACTTGCAAGAAAGAAAAAGTTAATTGATAAAAATAAAGCTGAACAGGGAAGCCTTAAACAACTTAGGCAACAATTAAGCCTTACAACAAAAGCTTACGACCAATTAAGCAAAGAAGAACGCGAAAACACGCAAGTTGGAAAGGTTTTAGTTAAACAGATTCAAAAGCAACAAAGCGAAATCCGAAAACTTGAAGAAGCAACAGGGCGCGCACAGCGAAACGTTGGTAATTATAAAAGTGCCTGGAGTGGAGTAAGCAACCTTTTCCGTTCAGGAATGGGAATTTTAGGGGTTGCGGGTGGTATTTCTTTACTTTCTTCAGCGGTAAGAAAAGGCTTTAACAGCATAGTTGATTTTGATAAAGAACTTTCCGTAATGGCGGGGATTTCAGGATTAACACGTGGAGAATTAAAAGGGGTAAGGGAAGAAATTTTAAAAGTTGCGGGGGGTTCGGTTAGGACTTCAAACGACGTTGCGAAATTAGCCACAACCTTATTCAGTTTGGGTAAAACAAAAGAAGAAGTTAATCTTTTGTTAACACCTATAAACAATTTAAGTATTGCGTTGGGTTCAACGGCTGAAGAAACCGCGAACTTATTAGGGGGAACTTTAAACGCATTCGGAAAAGGCGCGGAAAGCGGTCAAGAATTTGCGGACGTTATTGCAAACATAAGAAGTTCAACAGCTTTAGATTTTCAGGGAATTAGTGAATCACTTGGTTTTATTGCGCCAACAGCGAAAGCCGTAGGGTTAACAATAGGGGAAACAGGGGCTTTAATTGGTACGCTTAAAGACGCAAATATTAAGGCTTCAAGGGCGGGGCGTTTATTAAGTTCTTCTTTTGCTCGATTAATCGGAAAGGGTTTAGACTTAAATACAGCTTTAGAAACAATAAGAAATTCACAGGATAAAGTCGCGGTTGCTTCTGAACTATTTGGGAAAGAAGCTTTTACTTTGGGTTTAATTCTTGCGGATAATGAAGAAAAAGTTGCCACTTTATCAAATGAATTTGACAACCTTTCAAAAGGTTCTTTGAAGAAATTAGTTGATGAACAATTAAAAAGTGCTTCAGCGCAATTAAATATTTTAGGATCTAACTTTGAAACAATTTTAATCAACGTTTCTGAAAATACGGGCGCACTTGATAAATTCACAAAAGGAATAAAATTTTTAAGTGAAAATTTAGGAACTATTTTAAAACTTTTACTTGTTGCGACTAGTTCTTTTATTGCTTATAAAACAACAGTTATTGCAATAAGTTTAGCTACAAAAGCTTATGCTGTTTCAACAAAAATTGCTTCAGTTGCAATGAATTTGTTTAGTGGAAGAATTAAGCGGGTTAGGGTTGCTTTTAGAGCGTTAAACACTACAATGAAAGCGAACCCTATAGGTTTAGTTATTGCAGCGGTAACTGTTTTAATTGGTTTGTTTTATTCTTTATCGGAGTCAACAGACGAAGCAACAGAATCACAAAAAGAACTAAACAAAGCCCAAGAAGATAATTTAAAAGGAATTGAAAGAAGGTTTGGTATTATCAGAAAGCTTTCAAAAGAATCTTTAACAGGTTTAAAATCAGATATTGAAGAAAGGATTCGACTTGAAAAAGAATTAAGCGAATTACAGGCTGCAATTAATAAAGAAAGCTTTGAAAACTTAAAGAAAACAACAGATTTTGAACTTGAAACCCTTAAAGTAAAGCAAAATTTAAGTGAAGAAGAAAGGCAAAGATTAGAGTTTTTAAAACAGTTTACAGTTTCTTCAAAAGCGGGAATTATTACTGAAGTAAAAGCAACAGAACAACAAATTAAACTTGAATTTCAACTTAAAAAAGTTAATGAAGAATTAAGAAAAAGAAAAGAATTAGAAGGTTCAGAAGGCGGAGAAATAGAAAAGAAAGGAAAGCTTGAAGAAATTGATGAAAAAATAAAAGAAGCAAGGGCAAAACAAAGGAAAGCAACAACTGAATTTGAAATTAAGCAACAATCTTTTAAAATTAAACAGCTTGAAAGAGAAAGAAGAATTCTTTTAGATATTGGAGGAATTAAAAAAGAAACAGCAAAGCAAGCTGAAAAAGACGACAAAAAAGAAGATGAAATAAGGGAAAAAAGAGGGAAGGAAAAATTAAAAGCCCTTGAAGAAGAAGTTAAATCAAATGAAGACGCAGAAAAAGAAAAGCGTAAATTTCAAGATGAAACAATTGCAAAAGCTTTTGAAGCGGGCGAAAAGTTACTTGATAGATTAAACGATATTACAAATAAAAATTTAGATGCAAGAATTGAAGCTTCTTCAAAAAATCAAGATAGGTTGACAACTTTAGCCGCTTCAGGTAATAAAGAAGCAAGCAAATCTTTAGCGCAAGAAGCAGACAATCAAAGAAACTTAGAACAGGAAAGGGCGCGAACTATAAGAAGGCAAACAGCGCAAGCCGTTATTCTTGCGGGGTTGGAATTAACTATTGCCGCAGCGCGTAGGGGTGACGAACAACCCGCGCAAACCGCTTCAAATCAATTATCAAGTAACATTTCAAACAGCGAATCTTTAGCGGGTAACATTTCAAACCTTGCGGGGTTCTTTACTGGAACGGAAAAAGTTTCACAGGATTTAGCGGAGAATAAATTTTACGACGGAAAAGACGGGTACGCGGTAAGGGTTCACGGTACAGAAAGAATAATTCAAGGAAATGACAACCAAAAACTTGAAGGGCTTTCAAACGCTGAACTTGTTAATGCGGGCGTTATTTACAAAAAAGGCGGTTTTGATTATCACAAATATGCGGGCGAAGTTCAAAGCGTTAACAACGTCATGATTAACGATAATAAAGAAGTTGTTAATGAATTAAAAGATTTAAAGAAAGCTTTTATTAATAACCAGAAATCAATTGATTTTTCTATTGATCCAATTAACAAGCATTTAATAAAAGAAACAAAAGAGCAAGGGCGAAAACTTCGCAAGCACTACAAAAACGGACGACTTTTTTAATTATGGCTTCACTTGATTTTATATTAAACGGTAAAAGCGTACAACCGCCAAAGGATTGGAAAGGGGTTAAAGTTTTAATGACGTGGGATAATGGAAGCAGACAGGCGAACATTACAACTGAAAACTTTACTTTGGTGGGTGATTCAGCGCGGGATTTTATGCAATGGATTGACGACGGTTTAAACGGTAACGGTAACGGCTATTTTCAGGGAATGCCCGCAATTTTTGAAATTTCAGAAGGCGGTTCTTCAGAAGTTGTTTTTGATGGCTTCACAGACAATAAAACCTTTATTGATTTAACGCCCAATGATACAAACGAAGCTTACAATGCCCAAGTTGGGTTTAGGCAAAACGACCAATTAATAAATTTTAAATCAAGGGCTGAAGGGGTTACTTTTGATTTAATTAAACAAGAAGGGTTTCTTCCTGAATCGGTTCTTTTCGATTTGCTTTATGTTAGGCAAAAACCTTTTGACCTTTTGGAATCTTTTGCGATTTCTTACCAAATAACAATATTAACTTTAAATTTAATATCAACGACAAAAAGTGCTTCAAGTATTACAGTTAACGCTTTAGCACACGTAACTGGGGGTTTTACAGGACCACTTGCGGGGGGCGTTTATGCTGCTGCGGCTTTTATTATTGACGTTATTGCAGTTGTTGCAAATTTAACTTCTTTAGTTCTTCAAATTAATACGCTTTTAAAACTTTTCTTACCAATGCCACGAAAAGCAAAAGTTTGCAGTTTGTTTGACTTATCAAGTGCGGTTTGTGGTTACTTGGGTTATGAGTTTAAATCTTCAATGAGGGAATTAAAACAGTGGTATATTTTACCAAGTTTTAAAGAACGGGTTGATAACAACGCCTTTTCAAGTGCGGTTTATAATACTGGTTATTTTTCTGCGGACGATACAGGATATATTGCGGGGGACTTCTTGAAAGCACTTGAAAAAATTGCGGGCGGTAAATTTCAAATTGACGGAACAACAGCAAACTTTGAAAATCTTTTAAATGACAATTTTTGGCTTAATTCTAGCACTGCAAATTTTCGTTTGCCTGATACGTTTATACATAAACAACGACCAAACGGGGAAGAAATAAACGCAACAACTTTTGTAAGTTTTAAAAACGATCCATTAGACGAATGGACGCGGGAAAATTCAGAAGGTTACGATTCAACCGCAGTTGTTGAACATTTAACAAGTGGGGAACAATTGCAAGATTTACTAACTGGTTTAAACAGAATTGAAATACCTTATTCTTTAGGAACTAAAAAAGAAACTGAAAACTTAATTGAAAAATATATAAAAAACTGGAGCAATTTACTTGCTAATATTGGGCGTTTATTTGGAAAAAAACCTTCTTCATTAAATGAAGCCTTTAATCACCTTCAAGAATCTTTAAAAATTTCAGGTGATTTTACAAGCGTTCCAAAACTTTTAAGTTTACAAGATGCAAAAGTTGAAAACAAACCCTTTAAAATTATTTCAAGAAACAGCCGAAAAGATTTAAACGCTGAAACAATCCTGAAATTAAACGGTGATTTAAGCCCCGTTACAAATAATTTTCGTAATCAATGGCGTATTTTTGATGACGTTTCAATTCCTTTTGGATTTACAAACTTTAAGGAATTAACTAAAAACAATTACTTTTTAGATCAGGACGGCAACGCGGTACGAATGGACGCGATAGAATGGGAATTTGGTAGCGATTCAGCCGAAGCAACATATCGAGTAAGAAAGCCATACGATAAGAATTTAAAAGAAACTATCTTTAACGCAAACAAATAAAAACAAAATGAAAGAAATTGATTCTCAAATTGAAATGTTAAATTCTGTTTACAGGAACACAGAAAAACAATATAAAAATTTAATTGAAAAATTGAAGTTAGAAATTACAAAAATGCCTTCTGATAAAGTAGGGGTTTTTAATGAAGGAATTAACAAAATAGAAAAATCAATGAGGGAAATTGAATTTCCTTCTGAAAAATCTATGAATGGGGAAATTGATATTGATTCAATAAATAACAAAATTATTGCTAAATTAGAAGAAGTACAGAATCAGTTTATCAAAATCAAAGAAGAATGCCTTTCATAGTAAATTCAAGAAAAATATTCAAGGAAATTGTAAACGGTTCAACTTTTACAGATAATCTAACTGTTTTTGATACGTTTTTAAAAGCTAATGCAATAAATAATTTACAGGCGATTTACGGGCTTGAGTTATCTTGGAGCAGTTTCGCAGCTACAGGCGTTCCTTTTACAATATCAGGAAATATAATAACGCGCCCAAACGGTTCTTTTTTGGAAGATGGATTTACTGATGGCGACGATATCGAAGTGGTCCACAATACGGGCGCAACTACTTCAACTCGAACGATTGCTTCGGTTAATGATACTATTTTAATTTATAACGGTTCGGGTTTAGGTAATGAAAGCGCAATTAATATTGAAATTCACGGAATAACAAACCTTCAAGGGGTTGAATTTAATTACAATCTTTTAGAAAATGAAGATGCTTTTACGGAATCAAATCTTCAAGATGGTTCACTTATGCAATTTCGTGTTGATAATATTGACACACCAACGCCAAACGCTTTTAAAACAGCGCAATTTTCAGCGAACCCAATAACGGGGCAAAATGGTAGTTTTCAAGTAAGAAAAGTTTCTTCAGGTGGCGGACGGGTTCAGCAGTTTGAGTTTAAACATAATTTTAAAAACTTTCCTTATTTCTTAGATTCGGAACGGGCTGTTTTTGAAGGTGGATCAAATATTTCACTTTTAAAAAATGGGGGTTCTTTAAAATATGCGTTTAGATTTAAAGGCGGTAAAACTTCACAAAATCCAAATGAAAGAAAATTTGTTTTTGAAAATCAAACACTGGGTAATTCAGGCGGCTTTGATGAAAACTTTAACGGAAATCAGCCCGCTTTTATGGTTGATTCGATTACTTATAAGGATAGTACAGGAAACGTTTTAACTTCTTTAGACGCTTTAAACGATACGGACGTTGAAATATTTGTTTCAAGCCCAACGGGAATTGATTTAAATTTTGATCACAAAGTAGTAGCTTATTTTTCAAAGTTACCTGATGCAAATAGTATTTCATCAACAAAAACTTTTGAAGAAAACTTTGTAATTGATTCACTTTTAACAAGTAGAAACGCAACCGCAGTTTCTTCAACAGCAATTGAAGATTTACTTGTTGTTGCGGGAAGTGTTCCTTCAAATCAATTAAAGATTAATTTTACGACACGTTTTAACGCTTCACAGAAAGCCCTTTTAAATGACGGTGATTCTTATATATTATCAATTGAAGTTGACGACTTAAACAACTTAAACACGTTCACAACAAACGCGCGGGCAGACGTTAATACAATAACAAAATCAGCAAACGTTGAAGGCTTGTTTAATCTTGAAAGCTTCGGTTTTTATAGGCAGGATATGGACGTTGTAACAGATACGCCTTACACAGATTACAAAGGTTGGGTTGAAGATATGTTTTTAATGGAGTCAGTTTTTGGA